CGGCATCATCTAATGCAAACACCAACGTGTCAATGATGGGTGAGACATTCAAGTTTGCCGCACCGCTCGCGGGTGCTCTCGGATTCAGTATAGAGGATGTGGCAGTCGCAACCGGACTTATGGCAAACAGCGGTATCAAAGCGAGTATGGCAGGTACTGCTCTGCGTGGATGGATGACACGTCTTGCGAAGCCGACAAAGCAAAGCGCTCAGGCGATGAAAGACCTTGGCCTAAGTCTTACTGATAGCGAAGGCAATATGAAATCCTTCATGCAGATCATGGAGGAGACAAGGAACGCGTTCTCGGGGCTTACGGAAGCTGAAAAGGCACAGTATGCGGCAATGCTTGTCGGTCAGGGCGGCATGAGTGGACTTCTCGCTGTTGTTAATGCAACGGAGGCGGATTTCAAAAAGCTGACACGGGCCGTTGATAATGCGGATGGCACCGCCCTGAAGATGGCGGAAACCATGCAGAACAACCTGAACGGTCAATTAACCATCCTGAAATCCGGCGTGGAAGAGGCGGCGATCAGCGTCGGCAACGCCCTTCTCCCAAATATCAAAGACCTTGTAAGTAAGGTGCAGGATGCCGTCAACTGGTTTAACTCCCTTGATTCCGCCACTCAGAGTTCTATCGCTCAGATGCTTGTGTTCGCGGCGGGAATCGCTCCTGTAACCATCGCTCTCGGAAGCATGATTAGTTCAATCGGAACAATCGTTGGTGCTCTCGGGGCACTCCTCACTCCTGCCGGACTTGTTGTTGCGGCTCTCGCGGGAATTACCATCGGCGTTCAAGCCTTCAAGGCGGGCATCGATACAAGCAATCCGCAGATTGATGCGTTCCGGGATAAGGTCCAAATGATGGCGGCGAATGTCGAGGAAAACCGGGCATCTATTGAAGGGCTCGCGACCTCAATGAAGAAGGTTTCAGACGACCTCTCGACAACCGGGGCTCCGCTGACTTTTTGGCGTGATGAGCTCCATAAGTGCTTCACGGCTACGGGAGAGCTGAAGGAAGGATGCGAGGAACTTGCATGGCACGCCATCGATGAACTGAACGGGGCTATGCAAACCGACTATAGCCTCCAGTTTATCACTCAGGCTCAGGATTCAGCGGCGGCTCTCCGGGAAATTGACGCGGCAATCGATGAGCATATCGCAAAACTGAAGTATCAGGCGATCCAACAGGCTGTCATGTCGGATTACACGGAAGCCCTGAAGAATCAAGCGGCGGCTCATACAGAAGTCATAAACGCTGAAGGACGGCATAAACAAGCGGCTGAAGAGCTCGGAAAGGCCATGGCTGAAGCAAACGAGCTTGCAAATGCGAACCCGATTACAACGCCAAACTGGTACACCCGAATGGAGCAAGCCAACGCAAAAGTGGCACAGCTCAAGGATGCCGTAAATGAAGCCGGAGATGCCATGGTAACCGCCAATGGAAACGTGGCGGCGGCAGACGCTACTGTAAAGGGTCTTTCGACAACCATGGAGGAACTCGCAAAGAACGGTGTAGAGGGCGCGGAAAAGACCGCTGACTCATACACAAAGGTCGGTGAATCGGCTGAGAAGGCTCGTCAGGTTGCGGAGAAGAGTGCGAAAGAAACTCGACAAAACATTGAGGAAACATTTAAGCCTCCGCTTCCCGGAATCACAATCAACAACGAGGAATCCATTGGTCATGCCGTTGAAACGAAAGACGGTATGCAGAAGCAATTCACCGATAACCCGTTCAAGTCTACTGTGGACAAGGTTGAGGGCGGAGAAGCGGCGGCAACAACGGCCCATGGTGAAATGCAAAACATTGTCGGTCAGCCAATGACGGGCAATGTCGGAAGCGTTACAGGCGGCGCGAGCGCGGCGGCGGGAGCCCGAAGCGAGATGCAAAGTTGGCTTGATGCTCATCCGATTGTCGCAAAGGTCGTGAAGACCGTTGTCGATGATGGAAGTAGCAAAAGCTACGGCGGCAGAAGCCAAAAGGCAAGCGGCGGTTTCATCTTCAAACGGCAGGATGTCACAGTCGGTGAGGCGGGCCCGGAGGTTATCATCCCGCTTTCAGCAAATAGGCGCGACCGGGCAATCAACCTTTTTGCTAATGCAGGAAGACAGCTTGGAGTGCTTTCTCCGATGAGGGAGAACAGCAGAGGCGGCGGTGGCGGCGTTGTGGTAAATGCCCCGATAACCGTATACGGCGCGGAAGGGCAGAATGTGGAAGAGTTGGCTGAGGCAGTTTCGGAGCACATTAACAGACAGATTACGAACAGTAGAAGAGTATGGGAGGGCTCACTGGCATGACAAACGCAGATGCTTTTGTTTTTGACGGGGTGTCCTCCCTGTCTTTTGGCCTGAGTGTTTACGGGAAAACCCCGCTGACTGACCCGGTGCCTGACATGACGGATGTTGTGATTCCGGGAAGAAATGGCGTTCTGCATCAGTATAACAACCGCTATGCAGACGCGAGAATCAGCTATACCTGCATTGCCATTCAGGAGCAATACCGGGAGAACATTGAGCCGCTTTTGGCGGGAATCCGGGGCTTCCTGTTAGGGCATCAGGGATATTACAGGCTTGAGGATACATTCCGCCCGGATGAATACAGAATGGCGGTTTACAAGGGCGGAGCTTCCCCTGTATCGCATCCTCACGACGAAGCCGGAGGAGTTGTCATTAACTTCTCTGCAAGGCCGGAGAGATGGCTCAGAAGCGGCGAGCAAGCCGTTCAGGGATATAACGGCGGAGTAATCATGAACCCGACATACTTCCCGGCAAAGCCCCTCATCCGCTTATACGGCACGGGAACTCTGACCATCACCAATTCTGCGGGAAGTGTTGCGCTGAAGGTGACGACGGCAAACCAATATACCGATATAGACTGCGAGGCACAGGAAGCGTATAAAGGCGCGACGAACTGCAACAACAATGTGACATTGGTCAACGGGAAGTTCCCGAGGCTCGAGCCCGGAGAGAACAGGCTGAGTGTCAGCGGCTTCTCACAGGTGCAGATTACTCCGAGGTGGTACATCTTATGATTCCGATTTTGTTTGCCTCAACGGCTACGACATTTTCCTCAAACGGCATCGGGCGGCTATCGGATGCAAAAAGCTGTGTTGTGACGGAAGAGCGGAACGGTCCGTACACTCTGACAATGGAGTATCCACTTAACGGGGCCCACTTCTCGGACATCCGGCACAGCAACATCATTGTCGTTCAGCCCTTCCAAGGCGGAGGGCTTCAGCCGTTCAGGATTTGCCATATAACGCGGCCCATTAAGGGCATAGTCAAGGTTGACGCGGAGCACATCAGCTATCAGCTCAATCACATCCCGGTGATGCCGTTTTCCGCACAGGGCATCAAGAACGCCCTGAACGGATTTAAGACCAACGCGGCGGAGGCTTGTCCTTTTACCTTTTGGACAGACCTCACATCAACCTCCTCTTTCTCCCTGCCAATCCCGGCGGCTATTCGGTCGTATTTGGGCGGACGGCAGGGATCAATCATAGATGTCTATGGCAACGGCGCGGAGTACGAGTGGGACGGGTACACCGTCAAGCTCCATAGCTCCCGGGGGCAGAACAAGGGCGTGACTCTGCGTTACGGGAAGAACATCATCGACCTGACGCAAGAGGAGAACATTGAAAGCACTTATACAGGCGTGTGTCCGTATTGGGTCAGCACTGAGGGACAGCTTGTAACACTGCCGGAAAAGGTTGTACATAGCGCGAACGCGCAGAACTTCCCATATCAGCGGACAATCCCGTATGACTTCTCAGATGTCTTTGACAATGCACCGACGGCGGCTCAGCTCCGGGAATATGCTCAGCGGTTTATCGTCAAGAACAATATCGGGGTTCCGAATGTGAGTATTGATGTCAAGTTTATCAACCTCGCGGATACTGCGGAATATAAAGATGTGTTCAAAAGCCTTCAAAGCGTGAATCTCTGCGACACGGTGACGGTTGTTTTCGCAGAACTCGGGGTCAGCACTGAAGCAAAAGTTTGCAAGACAGAGTGGGATGTTCTGAATGACAGATATAACTCCGTGACTATAGGAGATAAACGCTCCACGCTATCGACGACTATTGAGGATCAGATGGAACGCGTAGACGAGGCCCCGACAACGGCTCAGATGCACGCAAGCATCGACCGGGCGACGGGTGTTCTCGGGGCAGGGCTCCGGGGCCATGTGGTTATCAACCGCAACGCTGAAGGATTCGCCAACGAGATTCTTTTCCTCGATACCGACAATCTGTACACCGCCAAGAATGTCCTGCGCATAAACATGAACGGCATCGGCTTCAGCTCTACTGGATACCGGGGGCCGTATTACCAATCATGGACAATCGATGCACACTTTGCTCTCGGAGGCGTAAACAACGCGAACGGCGTTTTTGAAATCCTCGACAGTAGCGGAAAAGCATACGGACGATGGGACAAGGACGGCCTGAAACTGTTTGATAACTCGCAGAGGATGCTCCTCGCAATCAATCACGGCGGTTTGTATCTGTACAACCCATCAAACCCGGCGCAGGTGCTCGCACAGCTCACGGCTAAGGGCCTGAACATCTATGGCGGATACATCAAGCTCGGGAACAAATTTGAAGTCCGGCAGGACGGAACCATGACCGCGACGGGGGCCAACTTCTCCGGGAAAATCACGGCAAGCACGATTGATATTGGAAAAAACTTCCATGTTAACGAAAAAGGTGAATTGACGGCGACAAACGCGAAGTTCTCCGGCGACATTGAAGGTTCCAAGATTACGGGCTCCCGAATTGAATCCAAGGGCGGTCAGTTCATCGCCTCCGAAGAAGATGTATACATTGGCGGTTTTCACACGTTCTCCACGGATGCAGGACAATATCTTGCTACGGATGGCGAAGAGATGGGCATTGGTGATAACGAGGATTATCAGTTTTGGACTGGATGGCAGGGTGGAGAGCCTGACATCAATGACCCGGAAGACATCCTGAGCGAATACGGCACAGTCATAACAAAGGATGATATGTACGCGCAAGAGTTGTATTTGCACCACAGCATTTTCTCGGGGAGCCATTGGTGGGGAGTTGGTGAGACCATAGATGACATATATGACCACATCCGAAGCATCGAGGACGATATTGAGGATTTGAAACACAGAAGCTCAGGAGGTGACGACGAATAATGTACAACCAAACCATTAATCTCAACATGATTCCGTCAGGAGTCCCGCCTGTGATTCATGTGAGTCAATATGAGCATCAGCTGAATGCTTTCACGTTCAAGCTATACAATGGCTCATCTGTATATAATATCCCTTCAAATGTCGCCGTTCTTATAAACGGAGTTAAGCCTGACAAAAATGTATTTTCATTTTCGGCGGCAAGCTATAGCGGAAACACTGTTATATGCAACTGTGAAAGACAAATGGTTGCTGTCGCGGGAGCAACGGTCTGCGAGCTAAGGCTTAGAAGTGCTTCTGAGATTATCGGCACCTGCAACTTTATTCTTCAGGTAGAAGCGGCTCCGCTTCATGATGACAGCGTTGTTTCGGAAACAATGATTCCGCTGATCGAGCAAGCGGTGGATATCGCGGCTAATCTTGCTGAATATATTCAGGATACATTAACAGCTTCTAGGGAGGCGATCAGCGCGGCTGAAGCGGCGGCGTTGTCTGCGAGCGAAGCATCTGTTTATAACTCGAATGTTGAGCAGACATATCAAAGCATCGAGACCGCAAAGCAGAACGCAAATACGGCGGCGCAGAACGCGCAAACTGTGGCGGATACCGTTCAGACGGCTTTGCAGTCCGGGGCCCTGAAGGGCGACAAGGGCGATAAGGGCGACAAGGGTGACAGCGGCATCAGTC